TGGGGTGCTGAGGATGATTATATTCATAGCGACTATGAAAAACACGTGAACCAAAGCACAAACAGTTATGATGACGATTTCAACACTTACCTTGTCTATGACGGCTCTCTAAGCAGCATATCAGCCCACGATGCAGCCTTGTCGCTTGCCTATAACACGACGTTTGGTGACAATGGCGATTTTACATGCGTTTGGATGAACAATACTTATGATTGGACTAATTCCGCCTTCGTGAGTCGCTGCGGTGAATCGCTCAATTTAGCTGTAAACTTAATTGCAGATGTTCTCCACACCTTCTATATTGAAGCAGTGGTTCCAGAGTTTCCACATAGCATGATATTGTCAATCGTTATTGTTATCTCTACGCTTGTCGTGGTTTACATGCGAAAACTCATCCGCAAAAGTGGTGTGATCTATGCGAATTAGGCTGCTTGAAGCGAAGGATTATAAGGCGTATAAGAGGCTTTTTGATGAAGCTTATGGTGAATACTTGGTTTTCTTAAAACGTGAAAATCCTCAGCAATATCGGAAAGAAAGGCGAGAAAAGAGGGAAGTAAGCCGTGCACGTTTTGATTTTTACGTTAAAACTGGAAGTAGCTTCGTTGCTGAAGAAGAAGGCGAGGTCATTGGTTACGTTGCAAGCCAAACAGTTCATTTTGAGCACGGCGTTGACAAGCTCCTGTGGATAGAGTACATGGTGGTTCAGCAGAAGTTTCGAAATTGTGGAGTGGGCCTTGCCTTGTTGAATAAGCTTATAGGCTATGCGGAACAGTCGGGCATAGATAGGATATATACAACTATTAATCCGGACAATGATGCTTCCATAAAGCTGCATCTAAAGGCTGGCTTCAATGTTGAAGACTGGAAAGCAGCCTCCTACAGAATAAAAGAGTGAAAATGAATGAAACAAGACTTATTCGTCCATGATGGTCGTCCTCTCGTCAGCAAAGTCGCCTATAAAGGAAATCTGCATGAATCAATCCAGCTTGCTGTCTCGCTTATTGGCGGAATCCAAAAACTCGTGAAAAAAGGCGACACAATTCTCCTAAAGCCTAACTATAATACTGCTGACCCGTTTCCAGGCTCAAGCGACCCAGCATTCATAAAAGCCATCATAGAAATGTTTTACGAGGCTGGTGCTGCAAAAGTAATCTTGGCTGAGAGAACAGCCTTTCTTCATAATCGCAGAGTTTTGGAGCAGGCTGGCATTGTCAAAGTTGCTGAGGAAGCTGGAGCCGAGCTTAGAGTGTTCGGGAAGGACGGTTGGTATACGCTTTTTGATTTTAAAGGTTGGCGACGTGTTAGGGTTCCTAATGGTCAATTTTTGCGCAAGGTTTCGCTTGCAAGAGAAGCCTTCGACGTGGAAAAAATTATTTATGCACCACTCATCAAAACCCATCACGCTGCCGAGTTCACTGGAGCCATTAAATTGTCAATGGGCTTTGTCAAGCCCTTCTTTGACCAAATGACATTTCACTCTAAGCATCTTTGCGAGAAGCTTGCAGAATTACCACTTGTGCTTAAGCCTGACCTAATCATAATGGATGCAAGAAAAGTGTTCATCACAGGCGGTCCAGCGAAAGGCGAGATGCGAGAACCTAAGCTTATTCTGGCTTCTGGCAATCAAGTTGCCATAGACGTGGAAGGCGTGAAGATACTTCAGAGCTATGCTGGCAACAAGTTGGAAGGCAGAAAGGTTTGGGATTTGACGCAGATCAAGCACGCTGTAGAATTAGGGTTAGGTCCACGTAACGAAAAAGAATATGATGTTATAGTGCCTTAAAGCTTTGAAAAAAAGAAGATAGAACATAATTCTGGTAGAAAGTTCTATATGCATATTCGTCTGGCATTTATAAACGTCGCAAACAATTTCTCTTTAGAGAAGGCTGAAAAATGCGAATTAAATACGCTGCAGTATGTGTTCTGCTTTTGCTTTTACCTATCTCATGCGCTAATGCTGGCTGGAGTTCGCTGAAGTCTGGCTATGCTGTGACTACAGATTATCATGGTTTAGAAGCAACTGTTGAGACTTTGATTACGGCGACAGCGGGCACCACAGACACAAGCATAACCAATGTTACGTTTGTTTGGAAATATCCAAACGACACAATAGCCTTCGAAGATGCTGATGTTCCAGTTTGGAGCAACGGCACAAAATATCCAGATGAAAACGGTAGCCTCATCTACTATGCTCAGAGTTCCTTTGCGCCAAGTGTTGAAGGCAAATGGGGAGTGCAAGCATACTTTAAGGGTGCTGGAGGGCATTTGCGTGGTAATGGAACAGACATAATCGCAATAAAAGCAACTTCCAACGACATTGTCATCCCTGAAATTTCAATCGAGGGAATTGCTGTAACGATTTTGGCTATGTCTTTAATCCTAATATTGCTCAATGGCAAAAAGAAATTATCGAGTATTGTGAAATAATTCTCCTATTTTTATAAATACTTTTGAAATATTATTTTGCGTAAAATAGACTTTAAATCAGCTTTTTTATTGTGAAAATTGTTTAAATCTGCCTTCTTTTCCATTTTTAGGCTTGAGGTCAGGAGCTGTTTGGCAAGCGTAACCGTCGATGATGTCCGTGACACAATAAACATAAGCCAATCGGACATTTCAGACATCAAAGTTTTGAAGATGATTAAGCGGGCTAAAGTTACGCTTGAGCTAGAGCTTGGAAAAGAAATTGACTATGATAATTGCAGCGATGCCGAAAAGGAATTCATTACACTTTTAGCTGCTGTTTATGCCATTTGCTATTTAACTGGCGGTTCAGCAGTTGGCTTAAGCTTCAGTATCGGCGACCAAAACGTAAACGTTGTGGGTAAAGCTCCGCCCTTGGATGTTTTGCAGGCTGAATTAGAGCGAATTTTGAACAGTTTAAAACAGCCAACTGTAAGGAGCGTATAAGACAAGTGGTATCGGTTCCAGAAGCCTATTATCAGTTTGTCATGGATTATGCACCTTATGTTTACGTTATTCCGCCAGACACGCCTGATTCTGAATTTGGCAGAGCTGCATTTGCTGCAGCCTTCGCTATTGACTTTCTCTCCGAAGCCTATTCTAATCCCCAGTTCGAGAGTCGAAGAATAGAAATCAGCAACAAAATCGCAGGCCTCGCCGACTGGGTTCTCACACAACAATGCACAGATAATGCAAGACCTGCCTACGGTGGGTTCAAGAGCAACGAAAACAGCACATATTATTACAGCATTGACGCCTGCCGTGTTATTCCTTCGCTTTTGAAAGCTTTCGGCTTAACGAGTAATGCGTCATATTTGAATGCTGCCAAGTTGGCTGGTGCCACATTCCTCTACAACATGCAGTGTAAACCAAGCGAAGTTGGCATTCACGACAAATACTATGGTGGCTTCGCAAGAGCTGTAACAATCGCGGATGTTTGGCTTCAACAGATGGATATTGAATGCCTCTATGGGCTTATCGGCTTGAAAACCTTATGTGAAGCTGACCCTTCTAACCAGAGCAAATACGAGTCGATGATTGCGGATGCGGTGGGCTTTTATCGCAACGGCTTGGAAGACTATTACCTCTACTATGATCCACCACCGAATGGTGATGCAGATTGGCATAGAGGTGGCTTAAGTGAAACAACAGTTTATGATGACGCTTTTGCCTATGCGCTGTTAGGCTTATACGATTATGAGGGTTTAAGCCAAACAGTTCTGAAAGTTTACACTTTACTAAATAGCATAAATGCTTCTGTGCAGTATCCAGCCTACAATCCAGCTATTTGCTGGGCTGGCTACTTGGACGTGATTTCTCGTTGTCCTGCATGCGACTATTATGATGCGGTTTCAAGTGGAATCTTATGGAAAATCCGCCAGAACCATGACAAACCAAGCCTTTCCTTCAGCATGCAAATCATAGACAAGCATCATGACAATTTTATGTATTGGGGCGTGAAGCATGCGGATTACAACCCAGCGGAAAACAAGATGGCTACTGCAACAGTGTGCTGGCTTGGGCTTCTCTACTTGAATTATGAAAATCCAGTGACAAGGTTCACGCAGATTCTCAATTCAAAAGGCGAAAATGTAACGCTTTACCCCGTTATAGAGGCTGCAGACCAAACGAGGTATGGTGAATCATTAGACGTAAAAGCCATGATTACGCCAACCCGCGTAGAAGAGGTCCAAATAGAAGCTGGATACGTCGTAAATGACTATTTTACGCTTTACACTTTTGCACCATTGAGACATGGTGATAAGATAAGCCGCAAGGGCGTGGATTATGAAGTTTTAGGCACTCAAACCTTTGGCTTTAAAGGCGAAACCGTCTATTTCAAGGTTTATTGCAGGAGGCTGATTAAAACATGAGCGAAATGGAAAATCCTGTTGATACGGTTGTTAGGCTTCTTGGCAAGAACATGCATGTCATTAAGGATGATGGTGCATTAGCGAATGTTTGTATTAGCCGAGAATGGTATGACCGTGAACTTTTCAGAAACTATGATGGACAAGTAACTGTTGGCTTAAGCGAAAGCAGAGACACAAAAGTTGAGTTAAGCGGAAGAATCCGCAGAAGCGTTGGCAATTTGCGAGTGAACGTTTGGGCTATTGACAGGCTTATGCGAAACAGAATAGTTGAAGAAGTAAACCGCATAGTGAGGCAGAACCGCAACAAGCCAAATGAAACGCTATACTATTTTGCGGGTGTTGGACAAGCATCAGAGACCCACAAGGCTTATGATGTTGGCTCCGCAAATGAGCCAACTCCCGAACATACAAGCTGGACTGAACTAGCAAATTCGGAATACGAGAAAATCTGGTATAGCGATGAACAGCGGTTTTCTAAGCAATCACTGGAAGATGGCAACTATGCTATGATGCTTTTTGGCTTCAAAATTGAAAGCCGAGAAGAAGTGGTGAAGAAAATAGCTTTGGTCTTTGAAGGCTGCGGCACTGCTCCTGCAGGAAATGGCGTAACCATTAAGGTTTGGAATCATGTTGCCCAAGCTTGGCAGAATGCTCAAAGCGGAACTGGCGAGGCAGATGAAACAATTACTATTTCGCTTTTTTCTGTATTAGCTGATTATGTTGACGATGATGGTTATGTTTGGCTTCTTGCCAGAACCACGTATGCAAGCAATGGTGCCGCTCCCGCAATCCTTTATTGTGATTATGCATGTTGCACGGTTACAGTTAACGGCATAGCATATTTGGATGTTGTAAGTTTTCGGGATGCTGATCGTGTGGATGTCAAACCCTTCATTTTCCACACTGAATTCCATCTCAATTCATGGTCCTTTGAGGATATTGGAGTGTGAAAATAGGAAATGGTTAGCACATATGGAGCGCATGAAAGCCGAATCTACTATGTGGAAGAAACAAACTATGGCGAAACACCTACAAACCCTTCAATGCTTGGCGTTCCAGCAGAAAGCTTTGATTCTTCTGTTAATCCGAGCAACATCAAGGTCAGAGGCGTAGGCTCTGTTGACCTTCAAACCATAAAACTGGGCTTAAGGGATTCAAACCTCAAAATCGTGTATCCGTTGCCAAGCGATGCGCCCATAGGTTTTCTGCAGTATGCTAAAGTTGACCTTAACAAGTCGCTAAGCGTACAAGTGTTCTATTATAAAGGAGTTTTTGCTTCGGCAACCGACATAATTTCGCTTTTGTATAAAGGCTGCAAATTTCAGAAGGTGACAGTTGAATGTGCAATTGAAGATGTTGTTAAGGCTACAGCAGAATTAGTCGGGCAAGACTTGACGGTTGGAACATCCAAAATTTCTGGAGCAACATACGCAGACTATTCTGGGGCGGTTGCTTTCTATGAGAGTTATGTTAAAAAAGGCGTTAGCGTGCTTGAACGGATAACAGACTGGAAATTCACGATAGAGAATAACGTTAAACCTGTGCCCGTCATCCGTGCATCAAACGGCTATCTGCTCAAGTATCTGCCACATAGACACCGCAACCTAACTGGCGAAATAACCTTCGAGTTTGAAAGTAAAGAGGAGTTTGACGACGTTATCAATGATTCAAGCTTTGATTTGGAGTTTGGCTTAGGCGGAACTTGCAAGGCTGTTTTTAGCGGCTGTAAATGGGAGAATGTTTCCACGCCTACACGCATTGAAGACCTAGTTTCATGTAAAACAAGTTTTGTGGCTAAAGGCTTAACCATAAGCTAAGGAGTGCTGAAGGCGATGCGGACTGAAGTGTTGGAGCTTGATGGACGATTTGGAGAAGGCTATGCTGGACGTTATGTTTTTCGTGAAATAAGCTGGGCGAAGCGCAGCCGCATAATTCAGAAGTACACGAAGTATCATCCGCTTACTGGTCAAATCGTCAGCAGCGATTTCATAGCTATACAAGCTGAAACCATAGTTGCAAGCTTGAAGGAGCAACCGTCACATAAGCCAATAAGCCTTGAAAAACTGTTAAGCGAGGATGACGGCGTGCCTGTTGAGCTTGGCGAACTTTTCAGCCAAATTGTGAATAGGCTTAACAGTGTCAGCCTTGAGGAGCAACGTTTTTTATCCGTGCAATCCGAAGGCAAAAACCAAACTCGAGGCTCACAGACTTTCGCCTTTGCAAAGAGTTCGGATGGACACCAAACCAGCTCGCAAAACAACCAGCCAAAGCCATCCAACAGTTCATCATGATTCTTAACGAGATGGAAAGGCAAGCGGAGGAGGAAAAGGCGAAAATGGAGCGTGAAACAAGATGGCGGTTGAAATAGGATATGACTTTGAAGGTGTAGAAGAGTTTAAACTCGCTATTCAGCAGTTTGACAGCGGCATGCCGCAGTATGTGCAGCGGCAGTTGACAACATGGGCTGAAGATGTTAAGGCTCTTGCCACGCAACTTGTTCCAGTAAAAACGGGTCATCTGCGTAGTTCAATCTACGCCAAGATTCAACAGTGGGCTGCTGAGATTGGTGCAGAAGCCACTTACGCTTTGTTTGTTGAGCTTGGCACACGGTTTATGCAGGCGAGACCCTATCTTTTTCCAGCTGTTCAGGAGCATTTACCGAGGCTTGAACAGATAATTTGCGAAGCTATTGACATGGCAAAGGCGGAGGCTGGTTTAGAGTGAGCTTTCGTGAAGTAGCCATCACGATTAGGGCAGTGAATCGTGCAAGCAGCGAATTTGGCCGCGTTCAAAGTGATGCTGAAGCATTAAGCGTGCGAATTAAAAGTTTAGGCTCAGCTGTTGCTGGTTTGGGCGCTACTGGAGTGGCTGTTGGCTATTTGGCGCGTCAATTTGGCTTATTGAATGATGAGCAAGCTCGTGCCTTCAACAATGCTATGATGGTTGTCAGCGTTATGGGCATGTTCATGCGCACTGGCTGGGGCGTAGCCCTAGCTCAGAAAGTTTACGCAGCAGCCTGCTGGATTGCTACTGCAGCTCAAAACGCCTTGAACATTTCTTACGCCACATGGCTCGCCCTAACTGGCGTCGGAATCGCGGTTATTGTTGCAGCTGCAGCAGCCATGTGGTATTTCGCTTCGCAAATGAATGCTGCAACAAGTGCTGTTCAAGGGTTCAATGAAGCAGTTTCTGAAATGCCTGAACATAGTCGCAGCATTCACAGAGCTGGAGAAGAAGAACTTTACAGGCGAGGTGTGGAAGATTGAGCGTTGGCATTCCAAAAATGGCTGTAGTGTTTAGTTCAGTAACGCCACCTCAAGGTGATATCATTGACTGTCGTGTGCATTTGGGCTGCACAAACGAGGTTAGCAGTTTTGACTTGCTATTGCAAAATTGGGATAAAAAGTATAGTCTAGGCGGGTCTTACCCTATTAATGTTGGCATGGATGGAAGCATAAGCATAGGCAGAGGCACAAATGTTCCGCAGATTATAACATGCCGTGTTGAAAGCGTCAAATGCGAATCCACGCCTACCGAGAATTACATAAGGGTTAGCGGGCGGTGTTTGGGAGAGAAGCTTTTCCGCAAAGTTGTAACAAAAACCTATGAGAACAAGAAGGGCGAGGAAATTGTCAAAGACCTGCTTGATTATTATGTTGGTTTAAGCCACAATCGAGGCGGAACAGAGCTGGTTGAGGACACATCCACAACTTACACGAAGCTTGAGTATGAAAACACACCTGTCTTTGACATTCTAAAATACATTGCAGCTTCTGCTGACAAGCAAGGTGTTATAGGTTTTGATTTTCGCATAGCCCCAGACGCTAAATTCGAGTTTTTCCCACGCTTAAGCAAAACATCACCCGTAAGCCTTAATGAACTTATTGAAACAAGCGAATATCAAAAAGATATTAGCCGTGTAAGAAACAAGGTAACAGTTTACGGTGTTGCTGATAAAAGTGCACCTTTAGATAAGGATGCTTGGACAGAAAGCCTAACGCCTTCAGATGGCGTATGGAGCGTTGAGCAAGCTGAAAACACTATAAGCCTTGATTCTGAAAGTAAGGTTAAAGGTTCATACAGCATAAAAACAGTCACTGGAACAGCAGAAATGGCAATTCCAGCTTTCACGTTAAACAGTGGGAAAGAAGTTAATGCCAATCTTTATCCACTTTTGAGCTTTTACATAGCTTTGGCGCAATACTGTATCACAAGTATTCGAATAACACTATATGACATTGCTGGGAAAACCGCTTACAGGGATGAGGATGTTGCTAATGACGAAAAATGGTATAAAATTGACTTGAAAGTAGGGTCAGTTAATGCCTTAGAATGGGTTAATGTGCAATCGGGCTTTGACTGGTCTCAAATTAAAAAGATAAGATTTATGGGCACTTATTCTGGCGGTGAACAGAATACCCGTGCCATGTGGATTGACGCATTATACTTTGGCGGACGCAGATACAGCAGCACACAAGAAGACACTGGAAGCCAAAATGCATATGGTTTACGTGAACTTGTTGAAGTCAACGAGGAACTTTACAGCGACAACGAATGCATGTTACATGCCAAGGCTTTACTCGTCAACCTGAAAGACCCTGCAGAATATCTAACAATAAAAAGCACAGTTATAGACTACGGCAATACACCTTTACTTGCTGGAGACAAAATCCATGTTGCATTGCCAAATGAGAATGTAGATGCGGATTTCCGCATTTTAAGCGTCGAATATCATGTGGACGCTAAAACGCAAACGCTGGAATTAACCATGGAGCTTGGACGCGAAACGCCGCTTCTTGCTGATTATCTCTACACTTTGCGCAGAAAAACAAGCCACTTAAGTAGGTACAAGATTGCGAGAGTGATACAATGAGCGAAACTGTTTCTTATGGGCGCTATGAGGAAGCGTTCAAGGCAATTCACAGTGCTCTGTGCGACCTTATGGCTCCACAAACTGGAAAAAGAATCACAAAATTAGAATTCACATGGAATACAGATGGCACACTAGCAACCTTAAAAGCATCAGAAAACACAACTACGCTTTTTACACTTACTTTCTATTGGAATGCAGATGGCACTTTAAAGGAGGTTAGCCGCACTGATGCCTGACAAAGCCCTAGTCATCCGCGATGACCAAGAGAAATTCAAAGACATAGGCGACGTCTTGGCGATAGCCCGTTCCGAAGGTAAAAGACTTTTCAAAACCAGAGAAAATGTTTCTGTTGTGCGATTATTTTTTGATGTTGAGGTTGGTTGGATAGCGGTTGTACGCTTTCCTTCAGCAGTTGCTTGTTGTTCAAACACGCTGGTTGTAAGCGAGGGAGAAAAATTGGAAAATGAAAAATAATGTTACAAAACAGAAACCCGCCATAATAGTCGGAATGCAGAGACGTGTAGAAGTCTGGCGCAACAATACGCTAATCGATGCGGATGAAAAATTCATTGACTTCAGCGATTTAGTGGTTGACGCTGGCTTAAACGCTTTATGCGGACAAGCCTTTGATGGTAGTGGTAGCAGACCAGCAGTTTTCAATTACGTTGCTATTGGAACAGATGGCACAACACCAGCAAATACGCAGACTGCTTTAGGTGCAGAAGTGATGCGTGTTCAAGGCACATACAGCAAAGATGCAAAC